ACCTGTCCAGTTTGTGTAACTGAATGTTGTTAAAAACCTTTAGATATTCCTCCTTCATCGTCGGATAAGCCGATGTTAGGCTACCACGTAGCATACTCAAACCCTTAGCACCCCGTTGTTCAATTGTTGATCGAAACTTGAGATATGAAGCATATAGGTCGGCCTTTAAGGTCGGGTCCTTACGCTGAACATCTCTTAGGATCCTCAACTGTCCTTCGTGATTCTTTTGATCATTGTACGCCCTCTTGTCCTTCTCACTTAGTTGTATCTTGAAGTGACGCAGCAAATCTTTTTCCTTAGCCAATTCGTAGTACTTACCATATATAGATAAGTCGTGATCAGTAAGGTTTCTCACGTCCAACCCCTGCAAGGCCTTGGTTTCGGCCCGTGTTCCACCCGCCAAAAGGCGAGCGTTCACGGTTCGAGCCAGGACAAACAGAAGACTGGGGGAAATGTGGGACTTTGTCAATGAGTGTTTGTTGTTTGTAAAAAAGTACATCTGAGAATTGATAATTGCCACCTTATTATGAGTGTAATTTTTCCCTAGACTGAACTTTAACCCACAGGCCTTAGTTACTTCTTTCCAAATCTCATAGAGAACGCCATCATAGCACCAGAACAGGATATCATCCCCGTTCACGCACATAGGTAATTCTTCTAGGAGTAAGTACTCATTTCGTTGAAGCATTCCGCAAGAGCGGAAGAATTCTTCGAATGCGACTTTTGTCGCTGCCAGGTTGATGAGGCAGAGTATAGGAAAGGAAGTAGGTGATCCCATGAGTTGACCCCATTGTTGTTTTTTGTACTGTCCCTTTGCTGTATATTTGAGTTCGTGGTCCGTAAGACAACGCTTCAAAACGAGTTGATCTTCGAGTGGGATCCTTAGACGTTGGCAAATCGCTTCGTTAGCAAATTCGCTCAAGTGCGGATGTAACAAATCGGTCGCTGACTCATAATCCCCAGAAACAAAGAACCCCTCCTCATTATGAGAGAAGAAGGGTGAGTTTCCGAAGATCTGACTTAAAAAAGCCGAATCACACGGTTGTCCAATTAGTTTACAATTAAGCTGTTTCCGCATACGAGAATGAATGACCGACTGCCATCTTCTTGCAAGATGGTACTGATCCGCATCTCCCTTCGTTATGGTCCTGACTTTGAACGCTTCCAAAAGTGGAACGACCTGAGCCTGGACACTGTCCTTACCGTATGAATGAGAGCGCGAGGCCTTCTCTGCTTCCCTAAACAATTCAGGGTCGTGAGGGGTCCGAACATCACACACATTTATTTTGTATGAACAGTAGGAGTGTAGATAGCCCTCATCGGGCTCCGGTAGTGAGTAAGTCTCTCCATGTTTAGAAAGGAGATCTCCACAAGCACCCCCCTTCCCCCGGCCGCATCGAACAGATGCACCGAGAGATGGGAGACGCGAGGGAGCTAACCGCTCTAACGGAACTTTATATTCTTTAACCTTTGTGATCCCTGTCCGTTTGTTAATTTTTATAACTGTATGATCATCTTGTACCGGTAGTGGGCCGAAAATATCGTCGGCACACTGTTCGATTGCTTTTTTTATTAGCTTCTCAAACTTTGGTGTAAGTGGATCGTTGAGATGAGGTTGACATAAGATTTTCTCATGTTTCTCCAAATTCTCTTCGATGAAATGATCATCAACGGGAAGGGAGGCGCTCTTCGTTGTGTAAATATCCTTGGCAATTATCATCATAAGCTTAGCTATCCCCGACCTTTTTTTATATTTAGTCGAAAATATCTGCTTACATAAACTAACCCAACGATTTTCATGCACCATGTACCGGTATTTAGCCAGTCCACAATGCATGACGAAGTCTGGGATTGGTGGCAATTCCTTTTGTTGGAGTGAGGCAGCCCATAGGGTCGCCGAGCTCCATTTGCAAAACTTTTCCATCAACCCAAACTCCGCCAATGCGAAGTAGATCCCTAGTATGTCACTTAGGCATTTGTCCGTTAGAAAGCCGGTTAGACCATCACTGATCTTCCGTCTCGTCGTAAAGGTATTCCCCTCAACCTCGTTTTTCATAGTCAATTCCCATAGCTTAACAGTATTTGCATACCATTGTACCATGTGAACTGC